AAATAATAATCAAGGAAAGACTCCTCAATTTCAATCAAATAATAATCAAGGAAATACTAACCAAGGGCAATCAAGTAATAATCAGGTGCAATCAAGTAATAATCAAGGAAATACTAACCAAGGACAATCAAGTAATAATCAAGGAAAGACTAACCAAGGACAATCAAGTAATAATCAAGGAAAAACTCCTCAATTTCAATTAAATAATAATCAAGGAAAGACTCCTCAATTTCAATCAAATAATAATCAAGGAAATACTAACCAAGGGCAATCAAGTAATAATCAAGGAAATACTAACCAGATGCAATCAAATAATAATCAGGTGCAATCAAGTAATAATCAAGGAAATACTAACCAAGGACAATCAAGTAATAATCAAGGAAAGACTCCTCAATTTCAATCAAATAATAATCAAGGAAAGACTACACAAGGACAATCAAATAATAATCAAGTAAATACTATACAAGGGCAATCAAATAATAATCAAGTAAATACTACACAAGGGCAATCAAATAATAATGAAGGAGATAATAATCAAGAAAATACTACACAAGGAAATACTCCACAAACACAATCAAATAATAATCAAAGAAAGACTACACAAGTGCAATCAAATAATAATCAAGGAAAGACTAATCAAGGAAATAATAATCAAAATACTATACAAGCACAATCAAATAATAATCAAGAAAAGAATTCTCAAATGCAATCAGTAATTAAAAAATTTATTGATCTTTTTCCTAAACCAGAAAAATTTAAAGAAAATAGTGGTAATAAAAGTGTAGAAGAAATTCGAGCTGAACTACCAAAAAAGAAAGACTATGGTGTTTATAAAACTTACGATGTCTTTGATGAAAAAGGAATAACAAAATTATATTAAATTCTTTCATTCATCCAATAAACTATTTTACCAGCAATATAACCAGGTAAAAATGGATTTTCTTTAGGTTCTATTAATAAACAATGATATCCATCTTCTATTAGAGATAATTCTTTATCAGAAGATATCATTCTATCAAAAATTATTTCTGTAGTGTTTGGATTTGTAATTGTATCTTTTAAACCATGTAAAATTAAAATCGGTGTTTCTAATAAATGACCATTATTATTAATCCAATCTGATATTTTTAATATTTCTCTTCCAGTATTTAATCTATGTTTTCCATTGTAAGAGAAACAGTTTTTCTTCCTGGTTTCAATAAATTCTGGATTATTTATTGTTATTCCATCTGAAGATAATAATTGAAAATTTGGAATCAAATATGAAATAATAGTTAAAATTATTATTATTAAACAATTTGGTTTCAAATTATCATCTACTAAAAATAATGGAGCTAAGAAGACTACACCCTTAATATTATTCTTATATTGAATACAATATTTTAATGCAACAGCACATCCCATAGATTCACATAAAAAGAAAATTGGTTGTTTATAGATTGTTTTAATAAATTTTACTAAAGTATCTAAATCATCTAATAAATCATCAAAATTACTTATTGAACATTTTGTTCCTTCACTTTTACCATGACCATGAAATTCTAATCCAAATGATTTATAATTAAATTTGCAAAACAATTCATCTCTATATTTAAAATCATCTATACATTCAAATAAGGGCTGAAAGTGTGAACCAATTCCGTGAATATGAATGATAATTGCTTTAATATTTTTGTTACTTGTTCCTTCAATAATATTAATTTTTTTTAACTTTTTATTTTTTAAAGTAAATTCAAACATTATAATTAAATAGAATAAAATAAAATATAAGCTTTATTCAAAAATCCCTGCGCTTGAGCATCGGTAATTTTATGAGTATTAGAATCATCGTATATTGTCCAAGTATCATTATTTTTACCTATATATATATAATGTCCACCTCCAATATTGCCGGAATGAATAACTCCTCCTTTAATTTCATAATCATGTCTCCATTTAAAAGGAATAGAAATATCTTTATTTATTTTACTAGAATTTCTTTTATCATTTTTAAATCTATTCAAACAAATAATAAGATTTTTTCCCCAAGATTTTATTTTAAATCTAGAAGATGTATTTTGTTTCTTATTACATTTTTCACAATCTATTTCTAAATTTTCAGTTTCTTTAAAATCATTGTAACAATCATCTAAACTATTACTGTTAGGATTTACTGGTAAAGTTAATAAAACTTCTTTACTACTAATAAATCTTTCATTTGAACAATTTGGTTCTTCACACTTTAATTGCTTTTGTAAATCAAATTCAAATAACTTTTTCAGACTATTTTCATCAATATTAGGTAATCTTTTTAATGCATCTTCATTTGTTACAAATTGACATTGAATATGTCTCATTGCTATCAATAATTTTTCTATGGTTATTTTCTTTTTTAGATAATCTAATTCAATAACTTTAATACCATCTTCAAAAAGTTTAATAACGTGATTATTTGGATTTTTACTAGTTGCTTTATCAATTAATATTTTATTTTGTAACTTTACTGTATTTAGTATTATATCATCATTTAAAACTTCAATTAATGAAATAATAAATTCTTCCGAATCGTGTTGTCTATGTCCTCTAAACATTGGTCTCAGTCTTTCTACAATACCCTTTATTTGATTAGGTGTAAGTGATTTATTACTTTCAACATTGTAATATTCTATAATGAAATCTGTCATTTTTCTAAGATTATCAGAGGTATTTCTATTATTAAATATTTTTCTACAAAAGTCTTTATTTTGCACTAACATTTGTAATCCTGAATTAAGATAACACGTATTACCAATATTATTGAATCCTTTACTCATTAAAGATATAATATAATTAAATCTTTAATAGAAGTGTTTTACTGGTATATTTAACATAAGGTTTTTATGTTAGCAATTTAAAATCTTTGATTTTAAATTGACCCTTTAGTGTCTGTAAGGGCTTTAGCCCGTAACAGGTCAAATTCCCTTTTAAAAGGGAATTTGCTAACATAAAAACCAAAGGTTTTTATGTTTGTCTTAAAAAAATTGATTTAATATTATATAACATTATTAATTAACACCTAATGTCCATCCTAATAAAGTTAGTCGGTTGTGGTAATGCACTAGAAATGAAAAAAGAAATGCAAGGAAAATTTGGATTAAAGGAAATCGAATCAATCCTAGAAGAATTAGGATTTGATGCGGAAGAAATTAAAGGTATTAAAATTATTTCTAATGCTAAAGATTTAAGAAACGAAGAAAATAAAGATTTTGTTTTTGAAGAGCCTGATAGCACTGTTTTTATTTTTACAACTATTACTGATATAAAACAAAAATTAATGAAAGCTTTTGATAAAGATTCTATTAATAAAGAAATAGAAATTGAGGAGCCTGATAAAAATCCAGTTTTGGACGATGAGACTGCGACAAAAATAAATATGAAGATAATAGAATTATTTAGAAAGGAAAATTTTAAAAAGTTAGTTGATATTTGGTTGAATGAACCAGATATATTCAAGGAATTTTTTAGATATATCAATTCTGGTAATATTGTTAATATTGATATTCCTGAGGATAGTAAAGATAAAATGTTTGAGGATGAAATTAAAATAATAAAGGAAGTAGGAATTAATAAATCTGACGAGGAAATTCTTCAGGTTATGAGGCTTTATAATGGGCAACTCAATTTTGTGTTGAGGGATTTATTGACGCGGTAGGGGGTGTTGTATATGGGCTTTTGATTTAGTTATTTTATTATGTTAGTTTATTTTGGGCTTTTGATTTGGGCTTTTGATTTTGTTTATAGACTCAATCAGAGTTTTCTTCGAAAACATCTGACGAGTCTGAAAAATTGAAAATTTATTTTATAAACTTAATATACCTTATTCTATGTTAAATTCAATCAAGTTAAATTTTAATGATACTAAGGGTAATTGGGAGTATAGCGACTTCCAAAAGCCACCTAAGAGGAAGGAAAAGAAACAGCACGAGGAGCAAAATATTAAAATGTTATTAAGTAATACAACTTTTGACCCAAAGAAGATTGACAGTTATATTAATCCTCAACCTTCTAGGGAAGAGTTATTAATGTTAAAGGATAAATTAAATACTACTGAGAAGGCTCAAGTAGATAATTATAAGAAGAAAATAAAGCAAACTATTGATAAAGATATTGCAAATGTTCGTGAGTTTGAATTAAGGTCAAATCCTGAAACAAAAGAGGGTAGGAGGTTAAAGATGTTAATGGTTCTTAAACATAAATTAAATAAAAAGTTAAATGATGATGTTATAATGATTTATCTTAGATTGAAGGAACCTGATTTTGAATTATCTGAAGAAAATCAGAAAGAATTCAAGGTGGAAATAAATAAGATGAATAATATTGTAAAATTGCAAGATTTGATTCAATATCAATTTACAGTATCTTATAATCAGATGCCTCCATTAAATGCAAAAGGGTTCACCAAGTTGGACCCATGGCAGATTGAATTCATTAATAGTATGAGTCGGATTGAATCTACTTTAATTTGTACTCCAACTTCTTCTGGTAAATCTTTGTTGGCTTCTTATTTGACAACATTGATTAAAGAGAATCATACAATGATTATTATTGCACCAACTCCTTTGTTGGTTTGGCAATCAGCAGCAACTTGGGGTAAAATTCTAGATTTAGATATTCCAATTATAACTGATGATTATCAAACTATTCCTCGGAGAGAAGAATTTATTGCATTATTAAATAATTCTTCTTTCATTGCAGCAACTCCTGAATCTTTAATTGATTTGTTACCTTTACTTAGTGTAAAGGTACAATGGTTAGTTTTAGATGAAATTCATACAATTGGAATGGAGGAAGGTTCTGGTATGGAGCAACTTCTTAAAGTTTTTAATGATGTTCCATTTTTGGGTTTGTCTGCAACAATTGGAGAACTTGATCTGTTTAAAGCTTGGATTGAATCAATTAATCCAGAGAGAAAGGTGAAAAGTATTGTTTCAGGGGATAGATATTTTAACTTTGATTTGTGGAATTACAATGGTGATGAAAATTTACTAGAATTAATTAATCCTCTTGCAATGGTTTCTTTGATAGATTTTAAGGATAAAAGTGTATTGGAAAAGAATTTTCAAATAACACCTCAAAATACTTGGGGTCTTTATATTAAGTTAAGGGAAAACTATGGTGATTTAGGGAGACTTGATCATAAAAATTATTTTGATAAAGAAGAGAGAATCCATTTGAATAAGGCTACTGGATATTTTTCGGAACTAATTAAATATATGGTAGAAAATTATGATGAGACTAAAATTTCTACTATTTTATCTTCTTTTTCTAGTATTCAAGGAAATGATACAAGTAAGAATAAGTTAGTTGAATTAACTTTTTTACTTAAAAAGGAGGAAAAGCTACCAATTTTAATTTTTAATAATAATACGGATGCTTGTATTAATAGTTATCGTGATTATTTAAAAGAGATTAATAGACTAGAAACAGAAAAGTATCCATATTTATTACAAAAAAGACTTCGTTATCAAAAGAAAGAAAGAAAGCTAGAAGATGATGAAGACGATGAAACAAATTCTAAAAATGATACCAAAGAAATGTTGGGATTAAAGGATAAAGCATTACAACAAAGATTACAAGATAAAAGCAAAAGTATGAAAGGTGGTGATAATGCTTCTAGAAAAGAATTTGTTAAAAAGGGTATGGAAAAGATGGATAAATCAAAAAAGTTTAAGAGAACTGAAATTGAAGATAACGAATTAGAAAATCCCATTTATAGGGAAGAGAAAAAGCGTCCTCTTCAAGCACCTACAGAAGAATTTATATTAAATGATTTTGATTGTTTAACAGAGTCAATGATAGCAAACTATTCTGAAAAACTTAAAAAGTTTTATCCTTATTCTTGTGAAAATTATAATTATGTTGTTCAAGGATTATGGAGAGGTATTGGTATTATTGCAGAGGGATTGCCTGAGCCATCTAATAGATTAATTCAAAACTTGGCAAATGAAAAGAAACTTGCTGTTGTATTTACCGATAAAACAATGAGATTTGGTATTTCTATGCCATTCAAATCTGTTGGAATTTTAAATGACAATAATACTCTTGATTCAATGTCTTATCATCAAATGGCTGGTCGTGCTGGTCGTCGTGGATTAGAGACTCAAGCTAATATTATTTTCATAAACTTTAAATTGGACAAGATTAAGGAATTGTCAATTTGTCCTTTACCTAAGATTGTTGGTAGAAAGACTATAAATATTACCGTTCCTCACGCTGTAAAGCTAGCTGAGTTAACTGGTAATTCTCAAAATTGGGAAAATATTTTTAGAAATCCATTACGTGGTAACACTGAAGATAATTTAGAAATTTTGGAGAGTATTAAATCTAATTATGAGGAAGGATGGAAATTTGCATTATGTGATGATAAGAATCATTTGCATATGATGTGGAAATTGAGAAATTGTTCTGATTCGGATGACCCTATTAGAATATCTTTCATTATTCCATATTTAAGAAGGGCTTTTGAAGGTGTTGACCCAAATGTTGAGATGAATCAAATTGAAATTGCACATTTCTTGTCTCATTTTATAAATATCAAACAAACGAACGAAGATAATGTCTTGTCTCGTTGTAGTATATTAGATAAAGAAAATTTTAATAATATATTTGATATTTTGGAAGAGAAGGAATTGACAGTTCCATCTAAAATTAATTCTGATGTATTTATGTCTATAAAGAATAATAAACTTATAAAGACAACAGATAAAAAGAGTGTGATTATAAGGAGTGACTTGAATAATTTTGGTAAGATTGTTAAGATAATTCAACACTTTTGTTATCATAGTAAATTGGTTACACTTGCAAGGCTGTTGGCTAAGCTATGTACAAGAATTTATTGGGTGAGCCACACAAGTTCTCCTATTATGAAGAAAATAAATATTTTTGAAGAGAACTATTGTCTATATGGGTATCAAACTACCAATTTAGAATTAATTAGTAAAGTCTTTATTGCAAATCAAGAAGCAAATACAAAATGCTCTGAATTTATTTCCAAGTATCAAAAGGTGGACTGTGGAATAGAAAAAATATTAAGTTCTAGGAATACATCTATTGGTTTCATTGACATATTTGAATCAAAGTATGAAAAGGACCCAAGAATTAAAATTTTATGTAAGATTAAAGTTGATGAGGAAGAGGAATTTCAACATTCTGAGGAATTTCAACATTCTGAGGAATTTCAAAATTCTGAAGATGATGATGATGATTCTGATTCCGAAGAAAATGAAGCTAATGATTCTGAAGCACCACCTAAGGAAATAACAATTGAATAATTAATTTTTTTTATCTAAAACTATTTAATGAATATTAATGGAAGTATTGGATATACATATTTAAGTAAAGATAATATAAAAGTGTTGGTTTTAGCAGATATGCATTCTACTTTACCTTATTGCAAAGGTGAATCAACCTTTGTAAGTGATTGGATGAATAATAAAAAGAAAAGTAAAATTTTATTAGAAGAAGTTCCAAGACTTGGTTCAACTTTAAAAGAATTATGGCCTGGTTCTCCACACACACAAAAATTAAAGGACTTGTATCTAAGTAGTAAAGTAATTGATGGTATAGATGTAAGACCTTTCTTAATTCCATTCTCATGGGAATTAATAAGTGAAGATAAAGAATTAGGAAAAATTACTTTATATGAATATTTGACCTTAATTGATATTTTCTTTCAATTAAAACACAAGTTTTTTATTGAAAACTTGGGTAATATTTATACAAAAGATTATTTAAAAGATTCAAAATTAGGTGTTCATTTTTTAAATTTAAAAAATAAAATACAAGCATTGATGAAAAAAAATAAAAGTTTAATAAAAGAAAGAATAGAAATGCTTATAAATAAAGAGATTATGATAGATTTAAATGAATTAATTAGTTTAATTATGGAATGGTATATAATTGCAAAAGTTTATAAGGATGTCGATAAAATGCAAACTAATTTTATTATTCACGCTGGATTAGCACATACATCAAATGTTATTTCAGTATTGAAAGAGATATATGGATTTCAAGTGTTAGAAACTGTAGGTTTAACCGATTACGATAAAGATAAAAATAATGCAACTGATGGTTGTTTAAAATTACCTAGTAAAATTAATGATTTATTTGGAGGAGCTAAATATTACTAAGAAGATAAAAATAGGTTTTAACGTTTTGGTTATCTATAAGTAATTCAGTTACAATGTTAAAGTTTTTATATTTGTTTACCAAATCTATATTTTCTTTTATGTCTCCAGTTATACTATTTCTAATAGGTAAAACAATATAATCAATATTACTAATAAATAAATCTTCAACAGTTAAGTAATTTTTTAATGTATAATTATTAAAATATTTTTTTATTACATTATAAGAATCGCACCCAACCATGCCTTGATATCCAATTATCATTATATTATTATATAATCTAAAATTTTAAATCTAATTTATATATAATGGATAAAAAAAATAATTCACCATTTACCATTGATGATTATAATTCAGGAGATGGGATGATGACATCGGTATGGGGCCCTGCAATGTGGTTATTTTTACATACAATGAGTTTTAATTATCCTGTTAATCCAACAGAAGAACAAAAGAAACATTATTATAAATTTTTTAAAAATATACAAAATATATTACCTTGTAAGTATTGTAGAGATAATTACAAAGAAAATTTAAAAACACATAAATTGAATAAAGAAGTAATGAAAAATAGAGATTCCTTATCTAGGTGGTTATATGAAATGCATGAAATAATTAATACAAAATTAGGTAAAGTGTCTGGATTAACTTATGAACAAGTAAGAGATAGATTTGAACACTTTCGGTCTCGCTGTGTATCTGAACCTAAAAATATGGTTATTGAAAAAGGTTGTACTGAACCTCTATACGGTGTAAAATCTAAATGTATTATTAATATTGTTCCTAAAGATAAGAAAACGGACTCTTTTATAATGGACCCTAAATGTGTATTGAAAAAAAGTAAAGCTAAAAAATAATTTTATTAATTATTTCTTAATCTTATTCTGAATCGGAATCATCATCTTCATCATCATCATCGTTTTGTGCAGAGATTTGTTTATTTTGGCTCTTTTTTAATGCTAAGATTTGTTTTTTCAATTCAGCCAGTTCTTCATTGGTTAAGTTTAAAGCGGCAATATTTTCATCTTCTATTTCAGATAATCCAAGATTATCTGCTTTATCTTTAGGGTGAGATAATTTAGGACGTTGTTTTTTTTCTGATGGTTGTTGTAAAACATGGGCTTGAGTTTGTTGCATTTGATGAGTTTGTTGCATTTGCTGAGGTTGTTGCATTTGCTGGGATTGTTGTAAAACCTGAGAGTGATGTGTTTGTTGTGGTTGTTGTGTTTGTTGTGATTGTTGTGCTTGTAATTGCATCATTTGTGCTTGTTGAGTTAATTGTTGTTGCATTTGATGGACTTGTTGTTTATCAGCTTGTAATTGTTGAAATTCATTTTGTAATTTTTGAATTAGTTCATCTTTATTAACTTGTTTATTAATAATAATATCATCAAAAAATGAATTTAATAAAATTTCTTTAGTACCATCTTTTAAATAATATTCTTTAGTTGGGTCAAGAATTTGTTTTACTTTTTCTTTTTTTTCTGTATTTTCTAGCTTTTCTGTAGTCTTGATTTTAACAAAATATTTTCTGTAAAGATATATACCAATTGCAATTAATACAACTAATATTAAAACAATGTAAGCTATATACATATTGTTATTTAAAAGAAAATTTAAATTAAAAGAATTTTCAGATACTGGAACTACAGGGGCTTCAGGCGCGACTTCCTTCATATTAATATAATACAAAATTTACCTAATTAAACTCACTAAAAAATATTTCATAAAGAGATATTATTTATTATAGTAACAATGTTAATAACTAATATTATTTCAGAGTGGAATCAACATAACATACCTGAGACAAGATGCTATTTGATAGTCAATGAGTTAATAAAGTATTATAATAAGATACCCACTAATAATTTAGTTAATTTATTTAAAATTGATGAAAAGTTTAATCACTTTGGTTGGTTTATTGATAGTAAAAAAGGAACTATTATAAATGTTAATTTATATATTGATGACCAACTTTATCAAAATAAAGAATTTAATAAAGAGATTTTAGAAAAGTTAAAATGTAATAGTTATGTCAAATTAAATTTCTTTTTAATTAGTCTTAAACGTTCTCAAGTTTATGATAAGCAGAATCCATCTTCAACTCTAATTCATATTTATAATAAAGAAAAGAATCCCGAATATTTTAATTTATCAGATATTAAAATAGAAGAAGTTAGTATTAATAAAAGAAAAAGAAAGCTAAGTATAACTATTGATGATAAAAGAAGAAAAGTCAGTAATGATATAAATTGGTCAGAAATGGTATCAGCATCATCAGTTAGAAATTATTTTTTGAATGATACAATAATTGATTGGTTAAAAGAATATAACATTACATCGATTAGTGATATTCCAACTCAAAAAGAAGGTAATTCTAGAGGTGTTATTAAGTATGAAATTGAGGATACTTTTACAAAGTTCATTATGGACCAAGGTATCTTTTTTGAGGAAAAGATAATAGATATTATAAGTAAGAAACATCAAATTACTAAAGTAGCTGAATCATACCAATCTAAAGATACTGAATTATTTAAGAAAACAATAAGTTATATGAAGGAAGGAAAACCAATTATTTATCAAGGTATTTTACATAATTACAATAATAAAACGTTTGGTGCGCCTGATTTAATGATAAGAAATGATTATATTAACAAATTTATTGGTTATGAATTGTATAAGGATGATTCGCCATCTAAGAAATTAGGAGTATCTTGGCATTATGTTATTGTCGATATTAAACATTCATTAATAACCTTGAATAGTGATGGTATACACATTCGAAATCAAGATAGTATACCAGCTTATAAAGGACAATTATTAATTTATACAGAAGCATTAAATGAAATTCAAGGAACCAAAGTCACTCAAGCTTTTATTTTGGGTAAAAAGTATATGTATGAAAATAAAGGACATAAATATGAGATTAACGACTTGATGAATAAAATGGGTGTAATTGATTATGCTAAATTTGATAAACCATATGTTGATAAATTAGATGAAGCATTAAAATGGTTAAGATCCGTTAGAAGAGAAGGACATAATTGGAAACTATTACCAATGCCATCTAAGGATGAATTATTTCCAAATATGAAAAATGATAAAGATGGTGCTTTTAATAAAATTAAAAAATCATTAGCAGATGAAATTAGTGAAATTACTTCAGTAACTTATTGCGGGGTTGATAAAAGAAAGTTAGCATTTAGTCAAGGAGTTTATGGATGGAATGATGATAAGTGCACTTCAGAATTATTAGGATTTAAAGATAGTCCATTAGCAGGTAGAATAGATGCAATTTTAGATATTAATCGTCAAAGTGATGTTTATGTTAAACCAGAGAAAGTTAAGTACGATGGAAACCAGTGGAGGAAAAGAAAAGATAATGAAATGGAGTTTTTTCTAGATTATGAAACTATTAATTCAAACTTTGGAAAAATAAGCGGGGATGTATATTTTGAGGGATGTGAATTTATTTTTATGATAGGAGCTGGTTTTATTAATAAAAATAAAACTTGGGAATTCAAGAGTTTTATAATGGAATATAAGACTAAAGAATCAGAAAGAAAAATGTTAGATTCTTTTTGGGATTTTATAAACAAAAAACTAAAAGAATATAAGAAAACAGAATCAATATTTATACATTGGTCACAAGCAGAGAAAATAGCATATGAAAAGTCACAATTAAGACATTTAAATTTACAAGATAAAAAGTTAATAGATTTATACGATGTTTTTATAAAGGAACCAATTGTAGTAAAAGGAGCACTAAATTATTCTTTGAAAACTATTATGAAAGCATTATATAAACATAATTTAGTAAAGACAACTTGGAATACATCAAATCCTTGTTCTAATGGATTAAATGCAATGTTACTAGCACATAAATGTTATGAGAAAAATGAAAAAGTTACTAATAATATTTTAACTATAAAAAATATAGAAGAATATAATGAGATTGATTGTAAATCGCTATGGGAAATTATAGAATATTTGAGAAAAAATCATTAATTACTTCATAAAATACATTCCTACTAAAATTAAAATAATAATTAAAAATATAAATGATAAAATAATGTAAATATTATTATTCGCCGGAGCAGGACTAGGTGGGGGTTGAGGAACAAAAGGAGGTGGAGGAGGTGGAGGTTTAGATAAATTTTCGGGTGGGAGAACAGGAGGAGGAAGAGGTGGAGATTCTTTGGGAGGGGATGGTGTTATATATTTTCCTTTCATAAAGTATGTTACTAAACCTGGACTTGCACTTTGTTGACTTGTTCCTTTTATGCTTCTAGTTTCATAACCAATACTATCTTTAACTACTGCATCACATGTAATATTATTTTTATTGAGCATGTCACATATTCGAACAGCAGTTTCAAAATGAGGTATGTGGCATCTATCTTTATTTGCTTTATCGAAATCAAAATATGGCTGAAAGTTAGGAGGACAAACTGGATTAGGAACATCCCAATTATCTTTTTGAGTAAGTTCAAGTTTAGTTAAAAGTATTTTATCATCATCAGTTAAAGGTTGAGGACCTAAAAAAATTGGAGGAGCAGCAAGAGGGGTATCGGGAGGTGGTTGATTTATAGTATATGGACTACCTATAAGTTTCAATGTTGTATCTACTCTAGTAACAGGATTTAATGTATTAACTATATCATCGAATATGCCAAAATCTTCAACTAAATTATCATCATCAATGTTTAAAGAGACCGGATAACAAACTGGTAATTTACAATTCGTTGTCATTATTTATAGTGATATATTATTAATTAATTTTTTAATATGAGCATTTTATTTTCGCATATTTTAAAACTAGAACTTTTTTCAAAAAATTTTTCTGTAGAATCTTCATTGTTTAAATTTACTGGATAACATGGTTAAAAATATATATTATTGCTTCATAAAATACATTCCTACTAAAATTAAAATAATAATTAAAAATATAAATGATAAAATAATATAAATATTATTATCCGCTGGAGCAGGACTAGGTGGGGGTTGAGGAACAAAAGGAGGTGGAGGTGGAGGTGGAGGAGGTGGAGGAGGTGGAGGAGGTGGAGGTGGAACACGAGGAGGTGGAGGTGGAGAAACAGATGGAGGAACACGAGGAGGTGGTTGGGGAGAATCTTGGGGAGGGGGTTG